GCAGGAAGAGTTCCTGGACTGGCTCCTTGAGCGGGAAGCGACCGAGACAGACGGCCTGGGCGAGAAGTCCCGCGATGTGGGGTTCACCTGGCTTTGCGTCGGCTTCCTGGTCCACAGGTGGCTTTTTCGTGAGGGGTTCAAAGGATCGGTCGGATCCCGCAAGGAGATGCTCGTTGATGAGCTCGGTAACCCGGACTCGATCTTCGAGAAGATCCGGATTCTCCTTCGGTACCTTCCCAAGTGGATGATGCCGCAGGGATTCGATTGGAATAAGCATGACAATTTCTGCAAAATAGTAAACCCGGCGACCGGGGCGACGATCACGGGTGAAGCTGGAGATAACATCGGCCGCGGCGGACGCTCGACGATCTACTTCCTGGATGAGGCGGCGTTCCTTGAGCGGCCAAAGAAGGTTGACGCGGCCCTATCGGCCAACACGAACATCCGGATCTACATATCGACCCCGAACGGTATGGGCAACCCGTTTGCCCAAAAGCGCACATCGGGCGACATATCGGTCTTCACGATGCACTGGAAGGACGACCCCAGGAAGAACCACTGGGAGCTCGTAAGGTCCTCGGACTCGGCTGTGGTAAAGTCCGGACCGGGCGGATCCAGGCCTCCGGAGGATATCCCGGAAGGGCATATAATCAGGTACCCGTGGTATGAGGCTGAAAAGGTCAGGCTGAAGGACCCGGTTATTATCGCTCAGGAACTGGATATCGATTACACAGCATCGCTTGAGGGTGTGATTATCCCGGCCAGGTGGGTTCAATCAGCAGTCGAACTTGCTAAAAGGCTTCATTTGCCGAGATCCAATTTCAAGATTGCTGGCCTCGATGTGGCTGATGGCGGTGGATGTGAAAACGTCCTTACTGTCAGAAGCGGGCCGGTTGTCGAGCTTATAGCAAGCCGCGCTGAAGGCGGAACTACCGACACGGCGGAATGGGCGCTTGCTGAAGCAAAATCTGCAGGCGCAAAGCAGCTCAACTATGACTCGGTAGGTGTCGGCGCAGGCATTGCCGGCCACTACAAAGCCAGGGCACGGACCAGGCCGCTCGGGCTCTTAGTCTCAGGGATCAACGTGCAGTCTTCCCCGACCGATGCAAGGTGGCCTGACGGAAGGACATCGAAGGAGTCATTTGTAAACCTGAAGGCAGAGCTCTGGTGGGTGATGCGCCGGAGGTTCGAGAAAACATTCGAGTATGTGGAGATGGGTGTCGACCATCCGCTCGATGAACTGATCTCCATCCCGAACCACCCGCAGCTTATCCAGGAACTATCGAGCGTGCTGCACTTTAGGACCGAGTCCGGGAAGATCCAGATCGAAAGCAAGCAGCAGATGGCCAAGCGGGGGGTGAAGAGCCCTGACTACGCTGAGTCGCTGATGCTAACGTTTGCCCCAGTGAAGAAGCCATCCAAGTCTGCGGTAGGCGGTGAACGCAAGGTCATCACAAGGTACGTTCCGAGGTAGTTATGCCAGAGTCAACAAACAGCATAGTTGCAAAAAAAGACATGAGCAAGGAATTCTTGCTTGGGGCGCTTGCTTCGAACACGTTCTTGGCGTTCATGGGCGACTACCTAAGCAGCCTGCCTCGCTACATAGATGACGCTGAGCGCGACTTCGGGCTGGACATCTACGAGAGGATGCTCCGGGATCCGGTACTTGGGTCTTCCATAAGGTCGCTCAAGGTTGCCGTGCTCTCGAAGGGACCCAGGTTCCTCGCCCGAGTCAAAGCTCCATCTAAGTGGTCGAAGGATCCTGAGAAGCTGACCAAGTATGAGAAGGCCGAAGAGATAAGGCTCTTCATTGAGCGGATGTGTGATCGGCTCCAGGAACCTCTTGAAAACATCCTTTTCGAGATGCTCGACTGCCTGGTATACGGACATGCTGTAGCTGAGGAGACTTACGAGGTCCGGGGTGGACAACTTATTCTGAAGACGCTCAGGGTGAAACCAAGGGAGAACTACTCTTTTGTAGTGGACCGCTTCATGAATCTTGAGGGGCTGGTTGGGACATCCATCTACCAGCCGGCAATGCAGCTCGGTTCGCTTTCCAACGTGAGTAAAGAAGATGTCATTCCGCGCGAAAAGTTTTTCATCCTGACCTGGGATGGACACTCGGGAGATCCCAGAGGGTCGTCACTTTTAAGGGGAGCATACAACGCATGGTACCTAAAGCAGCAGACCTGGCCGCAGTACTTGAAATTCCTGGTGCAGTTTGGCACCCCGTCCATCGCAGCATTCCTGCCGGAGGAAAGCGGGGACGTTGAAGTGATAGACTCGGAAGGCAACGTCAAGACAGACTCGGAAGGCAACCCGGTAGTGTTATCAGCTGAGGAGGCGATGCTCGAGAAACTCATTGCCTTTGCCAACGGTACCGCCATAGTCCTGCCGCACGGTTCGGAGATTGAGCTTATCCAGAGCCAGGGTGACGGTGGAGCTTACGTAAAGGCGTTCGACCTGTATGACAGGCAGATGACAAGGGCCATCCTGATAGCAGCCCGGGCCACGATGGAGGCAGAGCACGGGTCGAAGGCTGATTCTTCAACAGCCCAGGATATCCTCGCGGACTTCACTCAGTACATCCAGCGGCAGGTCGAGGCAGCGTTCATGCGGGATGTGATCATGCCGGTCGTCCGCTACAACTTTGGAGACGATGCAGCAGACGGGGTGCTTTGCCCTTATATGGCCTTGTCTGAAGTTGCAAGGGAAGATGTTATTGGGTATGGCAACATGATCGCAAACCTGGCTAGATCCGAGATGATCCACACCTCTCAGCTTCCGGGCATAGATGCAGCGCTGAACCTTCCTGAGCGGGACTTCGATGCGCAGGTCGCAGAGATGGAGGCAGAGCGTGAGCTTGCCCGTGATAGGCAGCAGATGTTCGATCTGAAGTTCCCGACAGAGGCCTAGTATGTCAGACATACTTGAGGCTGCAAACCGGTTCAAGCTGGCGCTTCTCAGGGGGAACGATAAGGCGCTAGCTGAGATGTCCCGGACGTACATCAAAGCATGGAAGCGCCTTGCGCCGCAGTTCGAGCGGATCACCAGGATGATAGCCGAGGCCGAGCTCGCCGGAGAACCGGTAAGCCCCAACTGGATCATGCGCCAGAAGCGGTACCGCGAGCTGATGATCTCCTGCGAAGAAGAGATCATGCGCTACACCAGGTATGCCGCGGCGATGGTAGGAGACCAGCAGCGGTTTGCACTGTCGCGTGGGATAAAGGACTCGAAGCGGCTGATGCAGCTTTCTCTCGGGCTTGAGCCATCCGACATGGAGCGGATGAGAGTCCGGGTTACCTGGAACCAGGTGCCTGAGGAGGCTATCAAGAACATCGTCGGGTTCCTCTCGGACGGAAGTCCGATCTCGTATAAGTTCGCCGGGCTTGCTCCGGAGGTGAGCCAGGGGATCAAGGATACGCTGAGCTCCGGGATCACGATGGGCTGGAACCCGAGGAAGATCGCTTCCGAAATCGAGCGGGTGTATAAAGGCGCGCTCGGTAACACTCTTTTAACCTGCAGGACCGAAACGATGCGTGCCTACAGGACCGCGAGCATGGAGAACTATCGGGCCAACAGCGACGTAGTATCCGGCTGGGTCTGGATGAGCGCCAAGCAGCCGAACACCTGCGCTGCCTGCTGGGCTATGGACGGGACGTTCCACATGCTTGATGAAGAACTTGTGGACCATCCCGGAGGGCGCTGTGTTGCAGTGCCTGTTACGAAACCATATTCCGAGCTTTTTCCTGGTGCCAAGCTGATAGGTGTCAGGGAAACGAAAACCAAACCCTGGGACCCGACGCCGGAATTCGAGAAACTATCTGAACGTGACAAACGGCAAGTGCTTGGGTGGTCGCGCTACAAGCTCTACAAAGACGGGAAGTTGAGCTTGAGGGATTTGGCTGTTAAAGAGAGATCCAGGAGCTGGGGCGATCATTACAGACCTAAAACGGTCAAGGAGATAAACGAGGAGCTGGGCAATGACTAGAGTAGAACTGACTCCTGAACAACTTTCCGATGCCGGGGTAAAACCGGCTGGCAAATATACGGCTATCACTGCCGATGGCGTGTATATATCAAACCCAACATCCAGGGTGATAGTCCACGTCAAGGCCACTACGGCCGCAAGCATAACTATTTCGACAGCTTACAAATACAACGGGCTTACGTTCCAGGACAGGGTCATAGCGCTTGGCGCCGGTGAAGAGTGCTTCATAGGGCCGTTCGACCGGACGATATACAACCAGCCGGGCACTCAGGAGGTCTGGATCGACTCAGACCAGCTCGACACGCAGATTCTCGCACTAACCTTCCCACAGACCTAGGGAGAAAGGCAGGGTTTATGGAAGTAAAAGATCTTACCTACCAGGACATCAGGACCATCCTCGCGGCAAGCCTTGGGGTAAGGGAGTGGAACATCGACGATGTCTCAGGTGGGTTTGTCTACTACCGCCAGGAGGACTCAAGCGGCAACGGCGGAAGGGTCATGTACAAGCGGTCCTACGCGATCGCTGACAGTCCGACCGGGACAAAGGTCACGCTGGGCGACCCGGTACAGGTAGTAAAGCGGACCATCTACGAGCCGCTAGTGATAGTCAGCCAGTTTTCGCTCGATGGAGAGGCCCAGTTCGCAGACGACGGCATGGTCCGCCGGATCGGAAAGATCTTCATGGCGGGTGACTACCCCGATAAGAACTTCTCCATCACGGAAGAGGAATTGAAGACTGCAGCCGCGGAGTTTTCCCCCGTCGATAACGACCTCGAGCATCGGCCGACGATCCTGTCGGGCAAGCTTGGTCAGCTGAAAAGCGTTGTGGCCAAGGGGAAGGAACTCTACGGGGCAGTGGATATCCCCAAGTGGCTGAACGACCAGATAGGATCTGACCCGCTCAAGGTGTCCCTGGCATGGTCCAGAGACACCAAGCGGATTGTAGGAAACGCGCTTGTCCTGGAGCCCAAGATCAAGGACGCGCAGCTTATGGCCGCTTTTACCGCGGCTCAAAGTGACGAAGAAGGAGGTACGACAGTGACAGTGCCAAAACCACAGACTGAAACAGGTAAGCGCGGATGGTTCGAGAAGCTTAGGGCTCTGTTTGCCGAGAAGAAGCTTCCTGAGGGGTTTGAGGACTTCAACCCCGAAGAGGTGATGTTCTCTGATGATCAGCCAAAGCATCCGGACCCCGCACCAGATAAGCCCGAAGAGCCTTCCGGGGATGCAGTGAAATTCGCTGCCCAGCGGGATGCTGCAATGGCTAAAAGCCAGGGGCTCGAGGCAAGGCTCATCCAGGTTGAAGCAGAGAAGTTTGCAGACTCGGCAATAGCGGACCGCAAGGCGTTCCCCGCAGAGCGGGATTCGCTTGTCGCCCAGTTCAAGCAGGCTGTTATCGACGACAACGCCGGCGTGGCCTGCTTCTCCGAGACAGGCGAACTGATCGTTGGCAGCCGGGTGAAGCTCTTGAAAGACTCGGTCGGAGCGCGCCCGACTCACAATCTGACCACCGAGCAGATCGCCGGGGCAGACCTCAAAGACCTTGTTTTGATGAGCGCGAATTCGGGCCCATCAAAGGAAGGCGAGCTCACTCCTGAGCGGCGCAAGGAGCTCCTCAGTATGGGCTCCATCAAACCACAGATCAAGGAGGACAAGTAAATGCCGGTCAATCCCGAAATCCTCTACAGCTTGCAGAAGGTCGAACCGATCTTCCCTGAGGAAGGAGGGCAGCGCCCTCTTGCCTTCATGCCGAACCAGACAATAGCCCGGGGAACGGTCCTAGGGCAGGTAAGCGCCGCCAATGCAAACGAGGTCCAGACCATCGACTTTGCGCCTATCGGCGGCTCGGGTAACGCACCGGCTGCAGGTACTTTCACCCTTTCAATCACTGGGATCGATGGAGGTACGTTTACCACTGCAGCCCTTGCCTGGAACATAGCGAACGCGGACCTCAAGACCGCCATTGAAGCGCTGCTCGATGCAGCAGGCTATACCGGCGCTACAGTCGTCGTTGCAGGTGGGCCTGCCCCTGCCGATGTGACGGTCACCTTCGGGGGTACTGCAGCCAACTGGGACATGCCGCTTTTGGTGGCAACCAGTTCACTGCTCGACGTTGGCGCCCGGGCCACCACACTCACCGTAGTGGAAACAACTCCAGGCAACAGGATCGGGCTGTGGGGGCCGTATAGCGACGTGGCAGCCGATGGCAGGGACGTTGCCCGGGCGATCGCTGCCTACAGCTTCAGAACTGACAATTTTGGCCGTGTGGTGTTCGCCGGAGCTGGTGAATCGCCCGAATACGGTACCTATCACCTGACGGCTCCTGCCTGGTTCAAGGGCAGGTTCCGCACGACTGACCTTACTGGACTGGACGCAAACGGCATCGCCGATCTGGGGCGACTGGAATCCGGCACGCTTGCGGACGGAATCCTTGCACTGATATAGGAGGATCAGGACATTGCTTACATACATCTATCCAACCAACCTTGAGTTGAGCCTGATCGAGCAGGATCTGCTTCCCGTCCTGATCAACGACGATCCGGTTTTTACCCACTTTCCCATCACCAAAGTGGACAGCCACGAGCTGGCCTGGGAAGCATATGACTCATTCCGCGGCCTCCAGGGGGTTCGCGGGTTGAACGGTGACCCGACCAGGGTGCAGGCCATCGGCGCAAGGCGCTTCAAGATGGAACCTGGAGTGTACGGGGAGTTCGCCATAATAGACGAGCACACCCTGACCGCCCGCCGCCCGATGGGCCAGTTCACAGGTCCAGTCAACATAACGGACCTTGTCCGGGAAAAGCAGGACCAGCTCCTGAACCGCGAGATCAACAGGATCAGGACGGTCATCTGGACACTGCTTAGCACGGGAACGTTCTCTGTGCTCGGAGTGGACGGGCAGATCATGCACACCGACAGGTATCAGCTGCAGACTGCAGTCTCCAGCGTGCCCTGGAACGTCCCTGCAAACGCGACGCCGCTTGCGGACTTCCGCGCAGTCCAGCTGCTTTCCCGTGGCACGAGCTGCCAGTTCGACAGCGGTGCAACCGCCTACATGAACCGGACCACGTTCAACTGGCTGGTGACCAACACCAACGTCAACGACATAGCGGGCCGGAGGGTGACAGGGCTTCTGTCTCCCTTGAACAAGGAGGAGATAAACAAGATTCTCCTTGGTGAGGGCCTGCCGCAGGTCGAGATCTACGACGACGGGTACTACGATGACAACGGAGTATTCCAGCTGTTCATCCCGGACCACACCGTAGTTGTCATCGGCCGCAGGACAAATGGCAGCAGGCTTGGTGAGTACCGGATGACCCGGAACGCCAACAATCCCAACATGGAGCCTGGCAGCTACATCAACGTTGTCGACTCCATAACTACCGGCAACCCCGTGCCAAGGACCATCGCGGTACACAGGGGCCACAACGGCGGCCCGGTCATCTTCCACCCGAACGGCGTGGTAGTGATGTCCGTCTAGCCGGTTCTGAAACTACGCATCACAACGAAGGTAGCCGGAGGTATTACTTCCCCGGCTACCTTTTTGGAGAAAGAGCTATGAAATACAAAGTGACAGCAAGCGTGATATCCCTTGGGATATCCAAAAGCGCTTACCGCGGTGACGAGATAAGCGGAGAAGACCTTGCCGGGGTTGATATCTCCAGGCTGCTTAAGATGAAGGCCATCTCCCCGCTACCTACCGAATCTACATGTCCGGAGGTTGTGGCAGCTGAGGATGAGCCGGAAAGTGATGAGCTGAACCTTGGGGATATGACCAAGAAAGAACTTGCAGGATATGCAGGCGAGATCGGACTGGAGCTCAATCCGGACAAGATGAACAAAGCTCAGATGATTGAGGCTATAAGAGCCCGGCTTGCCGAAGAGGAATCTGATGAAGCCCAGGCCGGTTCTGGCGATGCAGCTACCTGTGGCGAAGACACGGAGGAGACAGACTAACATTCCGCGCGGAATGTTTTTGAGGTGAGACTATGCCGGATTACTACGGTGTAAAAGTCGTCAATACCAATGAAGATCCCATACCTGTAGTGGCTGAATATACCAAAGGCGACGCGACAGTGCTCGACTTGACTGCCGTGACATCCATCGAGCTTGCCGCTCAAACGACTGCGGTCGATATCACAGTTGACGCAGCTGTGGATGTCTACATGGGGTTTGCCCTGAACCCGGCTGCAGCCAATGCACCCTACAAGCTTGCGGCCGGTGGGATCTACAACCTGAGCGTATCCCCGGATGACGGGTTGACGCTCTACTTCGCCACCGCAGGCGCTGCGTTCGGGGCTGGCGACTACATAAGGATTCAGGAGTGGAAGAACTGACATGCTTAGAGCTACATCACTTCCTGGGGGAGGAGGAACTCCTGACGATGGATCAGTGACGAATGTGAAACTGGCTGATGAACTGGCCGCATTACTGCTCGGCCCACCAGCGATAACAGCGAACTCTCCCACACCAGGAGGTACGACTGCTAACGTAGTTATCCAATTCAGAGATATAAAGGGCAATAACGTTACCAAACACTGTATAGCTAGAGTGTGGATATCCGATACAGCCGGAGGTAATCCTACTACGCAGGTGCCTTCGGGTAGTGAGGCGGTTGCTAAAGGGTATAAGTTGCAAACAATAAACGCTAAAACTCACTGG